CTCCTCTCTATTGTATTTAAATATAGCATCAAAGTTAGAGCTATACTTCTCCGCATTTACTTTGCGTTGCCTGTCTCCTTTACCGCCATGTGTTGCGTTACTCATCCTTCACCTCGTCCTTAATTCTTTTTAATATTAAGCAACCTGTGTCACTAATCTTTAGTTCAAACGTGTCACCAATATCATAACCCTTGGGGATTGACACGCCATCGAACTCAATCCCCTCTTTGTCTACATCAAACAGATAGCCCACATACTTCACGGTTAATCCTCCTGTAAATAAACCTGACCGAATGTTATAACACAGAAAGGAAGACTTAAAACTGTGCCTTCAAACTGTGCTACATCATAGTTATCAGCGCCGTCTAAGACAACCCACACAGCCCGACTATCTGTAAACTCTAAGTCTAAACCTACGCCATTACGCAGGTTAAGACTTAAATTATATTTACCAAAAGTTTTTGTCATACTATGCCGCCTTCATAAAGTTATTATATCTAACAGCCTCACGAACTACCTGCTGTCTGTCGTTATTAATTGATGCAATGTTTACTCTGCTTGAAGGCCGTGAAGCATCAGCATGAGTTGACCAATCAGTCATGGCATTGTACACCCCCCAGTAGTTTTTTCCAAGGCGTTTAGAATATACACTGGAGTATACATTCCACATATATTCTAAACTTGTGTTACGTCTAGCCATATCAGCCATAACATATTCAGGAACAGAGTTGCCCTCTGCAAGAAGCTTTAAAGCTGCAGTACATTTAAGTGCAGTAGCAAAGAAACTAAAGGCCGCATAATCACTGCACTCTGTACCGTGCCACTGTTGCCACAGTTCACGCTCAGTGTTAAAGGTCTGCAAACATTTAGTAACTACCCTGCCACCTAACTCAATATCTAAAGACTGAGTGTGTTTAGATTTATACACTGCGACCTCACCACTCACAAAGACTTGAAGATTAGTACAAGCAAACTGAGTTGCGGCGGCACTAATCATGTACGGCCAAGTCCCATCGAAAGATGATATAGATAGTAGGCTCAAAGATGCACTGTCACCATCACTGGTTTTGTATGTATGCTCTGGCAACTTGTATTGAACAAAAGTTCTTGCTCCATTGTGAGATGTCCTGATTGTCTCTTGCATGTTATCGGTACATAAGTCAGAACGCTCAATGATGTTACGAGTAACGTCTATCATGTGTTTAGGTGCTACTGCCTTGTAGCCTTGACCATGAATACCTAGCTCTTCACATGTATCAGTACGGTAGATAACATTCTTGGTACTCTCATAAGCATCAAGATAAACCAAAGGTGCAGTTCCTATATCAAAATCAGCTTGACCATAACCTCTATTGCGGATTGTTGTAAGGGCTGAATTGTTTGTAAACATCGGTGTAATATTATTCATTTTGTTTCTCCAATTGTAAAATTAAATACGAAAGTGCTTGACAACAGTTTTTAAACTGTTAAAATCTATAAAGTTCTTCTAAAATAACTATTAGATATATCTATAAGTATCTTATACAAACTTTAAAGAATGTATACAAACTATAAAACTTTAAAGTAAATAAATAAGAATCAATCCTTATCTGTATAAATTTCATAGTGTGTTAATAACCCTCTGATTGTAATTTCTCATACAGGTTGTTAAGCCTTCTATATTCCTTGCTTAGAACCATTGACCCTCGATCACTTAGCTCAACGCAGTTTAAATCGTCAAGGATCTGTTCTAAGGCCGAAGAAATTAAGTCAAATAAAGTTTCATTATCTTTCATTTTGTATGCTCCTTATAATATGGATCAATTGTTGTTAGTTGCTGTCGCAACCAGTGCATTGATAGCTGTTCACATCTTCCTTCTAAGTTGCTATCAGGCTTAGAATATTTAAGGGCTAAGAAGTTATTGTTTACTTCTACATGCCTGAACCTTGCCATCCTACTGCATAAAGTTTTTAACCCTACCTCTGCAACTTCAGAGTATTCTTTCAGGCTATAGTAAGCACCAGTATGTAGATCAGAGTGTTCGCCATTAAACTTAAATGTTTTTATGTTCATTGTTCTCTCTCCTGTTTTAATTTAATGTCAGTAGCACAGTCCGCTTCCAAGACTAACGGTTTACATAACTCCTTGCACCATTGCTTGAGCGTTAACCTTGTATTCATCCAAGATTTCCACATCTGTTTTTCGTCCATAGTATCTATTAATCTAGCCATTGCTCTCTCCCACATAAGTTATTATATAAAATATACCACCGCGCTGTCCAATTTTATGTGCATCTTCTATGGTATCAGCGTACTGAGTACAGCCCATCTCGTGCCAGTTAATTGCCCACATAATTAATTTCCTTTGTATGTTTAGCATGTTGCATACTATGTTTATAGTTAGCCGCCCTCAGTTTCTGGACTAAACCTTTATGGTGTAATGTTACAGGGTGTGTGATGCCTTCTTGTTTAACCAAGATATCATGCCAATCTTCTAAGTATTCCAACTCTGTTACAAACTCTTTATAAGTTAGCGTCTTATCGCTCATGTTATCTCTCCACTGTTACTTTAAAGTCTGTCGCATCTATCTCAGCCCTGACAGCATCCATGACCTTAGTTTCTAGTGCATCATCAACCATAACTTCGATTGCATATGAATCTGGGAAATCTAAATCTTCCATTGCAGACTCAACCATAGTCTCAACTTCATCGCTGTCAGTCTTTTGTTCCATGCTACATTCAAGATCTTCGAGCCTACTATCAACATCATCTAACCTCATGCTCAACTCTGTAACCGTTGACTCTTCGCCGTCATTATACTCAGGACTAGGGCTGTCTTGATAGAGCTGTACCCTGCGCTCAAGGTCTGCAATCCTATTAGCATCGCGGATATGAATCTCTTCCATCTCGTTAAGCTTAGCCTCAAAGTATTCGTTCTTGTTGTTAGCTAAAATTCTTAGGTCAATCCATGCTTCTACTGCTTCAATTAAAGTCTTCATATTATTTAACTCCTGCGATTAGATTATTTTTCATTGTGACTTCAGCAAAGAACTCTCTGCCATGGCCTGTAATGTGAGGTCTATTAGCACCGACCAGATAGCCGTCACTCACGTATTCGTTTCCAAACATACTGGTTTCAATGTACTTCAAAGGCTTACCCACATGAGCCTTCATTTCTTTTTTACTAGGGTAATTAAATACTATCATTTTATTCTCCTTATAACAGTTATAAATATTAAGCGTCAGTTAAATAGCTATAGTGTACCGCGCTCACATGATCACCATCAATCCATCGTTTAGATTTGGTAGCTAAAAAATTGCACCAATTATTCCATAGTTTTTCCGTGCCTATGTCATGGCACATATCAATATAAGCCAACACCTTTTTATTGTTGGCGTCTATCCCCTTGCTAGACTTTGGATTCTTAGATAGCGAGAGGTCTTTAATATCTAGACCATACAATCTAATATTGTGTACGTCCATACAGCCCACTAATCCCGCCATCAATTGACACATAAAACCTGCCTTCGGTATCCCTAAGCCATCGACTCGAAGAAATACTTCCATCAACGCCCTTGCTTTATCGCGGTCTGAATCGCCAGAGTTTATCACTACCATAGCATCCGTATATAGTTGATATGAATTGTCCTGTAAATACTCATAGGTTTTACGTTTGTTACCCCACAAAAACTTGGACTCAATCCCGCACCTATTAACATCGGCTAGTTGATCACCCACACTCAGCCAGTTTTGTTGTATGGATAACACCACCATCAATGTTACATCTGCCATATTGTCATGCGATGTTTGTGCATATCGCTGACAGTTTGTAGCGTCTACTGTATACATGATTCATTTTCCTTATAACAGTTATAATTATTTAACCTTTATCGGTCAAACCCACATTAAAAAACCCAGTGTTTACAAGCACATAATAGCCATGCTTAAAGTCATACTCGACATACGGTCGGCGCAGTTTATTAAAGCTAAACTCTAGCACACTGTTAGCACTAACCAACACGAACCCGCGCTCGCGCTTATCATCGAACCATGTACAGGCTCGCATCATTTTAATATTCAACATTTTAAAATCCTCCCAGATTGACAGCACCCAAATATAGCACAGTCAAAAACACCCAAGAAAAAACTAATCTATCTAAAATCAAATTCAATTTTGAATTGCTCATTATTCTATTTCACCTTTATAGTTCATTGTTATTTCAGTACCATCACTAAAAGTGATAAGCGTTCTTTCACCGTACACTTCACCACTATCATTGTAGTAAGCAAATACTTTACAATCCCTATCAAACTTCCAAGCAAGATCGCAATGCTCATTGTCTTTCCAATCTTGGTCGCTAGACCACTTTTCAAATAGCTCAGCTTTAGTCTTAATATTCATATCATGCCCCAATATTTATAACGGTTATAATTATTTAGCTTAAAACTACAAGATAGATTGCACCTATTGCCAT